ATCGCTTCTTCCATGCCGGCGCGGCGGGTTTCGGTTTCATCCTGCTCGACGCGGGTATGACTCGACGGGCGCTGGCGCTTGGCCACCTGCTCGAGCACGAAGGCGCGGAAATTGTCCACGGTCTCGGCGTTCTCGATGGCCTGCGCGGCGCGCGTGGCATCAATGCCATGCTCGTTGGCAAGGCGGGTGATTTCGGCGGAGCGCGCACGCTCGGCGCGAAGGTCCGGCTGGGCCGGTGCCTGCGGGGCAGTGCGGTTCTGCTCGGCGGCAGGGGTGACCGGAGCCGGGGCCGGCGCGTTCATGGGTTCGGCAGCCGGGGCGCCCGGAGCCGGAGAGGCATTGCGACGCATGTCGTCATTCTCCTGGTGGGAAGCAGCCGGGGCGGCTGCGGTTTCGGCGGCGGAGCGGATCACCGCAGCCGGATCGGCCGGCACGCTGACGAGTGAAACCTCGAAAAGTTCCCACCGGTCGGCACGCCAGATTTCGGTTTCGTTCTCGACGGCGCGGAGAGTCCAGGTCGTGACCCGGTAACCCATCGAGACCTGTGTGATTTCACCGCGCGCAACGCGGCCTTCATAGTCGCGGCCCTCGGGCGTGTCGGCAAAGCGCAGCTGGGCCACGGGCACGCCGTTGCTGAAGCGCACGGCCATGACATTGCCGATCGGCATGTCCTGGTTGTGGTTCCAGAGCAGGGCCATCCGGCCTTCATCGGCGCGGCGCAGATCAATGGCCGAGGGGGCGATGTTCAGTTCCTCAACCATCCCGAACCGGCGCACCTGCGCGCCGGTGGTGATGATGGCCTCGACCGTGCGGCTGGAGCTGTCATAGGTCGAGGGCTGCATCGTGACGAAGCGCGTGATGGTCGAGCCGGGCTCGAATCCATCGGGAGTCGCGCGGGGCGCATTGCGACGTTTCATGCGCTGGGTTCCTCTTCATCGGGTGTTTCGGGGTTGGCCGGCGCATCAGAACTTGTTTCTTGCACGGCCTGGCCGGCGCTGGTGCGTCGGCGCGGATCGAGATCGAAGATCAGCCCCCTTGCGTCGATTTCGGCGAGGAAGGTGCTCCAATCCTCGACAACCTCGCGCCAGTCACGGCCCCATGCCCCGATGAAATCCTGCGGCGACATGCGGCCCGAACGAACGGCGGCGATATCGGCCTCAAGGTCTTTCTTCGGGTCGATCGGCTCATGCGCCGGCATCACGTAGCGGCGGCGCCAGCCATGCGCACGGCGCGGGAGTTCGTTGGCCAGAATGGCCATCTGAACCCATCGATCGGTGATACGCCCCAGAACCTGCGGTTCGAGCATGTTCCATTGCATATCCGCCACGAGGCGACGAAACTCGATCTTCCCGGCGCGCAAGCTGGAGTAATTCGCCTGGCGCAGGTCGCCGGTGATCTGATCATAGGTGGCGCCCACGCCCGCCGCGATGCCCTGAAGCGCGGCCATCCAGGCCGCTCGCAGGGCCGGAGGCGGCGCCCGTGGTCGCCTCCTTGGGGAGGGGGCCGGCCTGATCACCGCTCTCGATGAAGATGCCGATATTCGCCTGCATCCGCTCTTTCACGACCAGGGCATCCATCAGGTCGGCGAAGTCGCGGGCATGCAGGAGAACCGGCGCGAAGACCGGAACGCCGCGCACCTGGCCGGGCCGGATGCGCCGGTAGAGATGCACCACATCAGCGCGCGTGACGAGTTTGGAGGTGAGACCGCCCGCAATGGCGCGGCCCGGCTCGCCGGGCGCCATGTCGTGCAGCCAATAGCCGAGACGCCGGTCATCCGCGCCAAGCTCCACCCCGAGCCGGGCGCGGGGCGCCTGCATCGACAGGGAAAGACGGTCGCGCTCGTGGTCGATCAGGTCGCCCTCGCCGACATGCAGCGCGAGCGGAACGCGACGGCCATCCATCTCGCTCCGGCGCAAGCTGCGCATGCGGATGATCGAATCGCCGCCTTCGAGCGTCGAGCGGAAGGCGAGCGCGATTTCCGAGATGAAGTTGCCTTCGCCCTGGATATCGGCATGGCCGCACCATTGATCCCACAAAGATTGCGCAAGCCGATCATCCCGCGCCGAGCCGGTATCGAAGCGCACCGTGAGATCGGTGCCGATGACATGCGCGGTGAGGATATCGAGCGCGCGCGGCCCGATCCACGAATTGCGCACGAATTCGCGGCTGCGCTCGCGCAGGATGGGCAGGGAACGTGAAATTTCGGCATTGGCAGAGCCGAGGCCCCGCCGGAACGATGAGGTGCGGCGGTTGACCTGCGCGGCATCATACCCGCGCAGGGCAATCTGCGTCCGCGCAATCCTCATCGCGAGATCGGGCGCGACCCATCCCAAAGCCCGGAGATAGCGAGACATGATTTAATCCCGGCTGTGGGTGGCAACGAAAACGCGGGCCTGCACGGATGAACCAGCCAGTTCGGCCTTCAGGCGTTCAATGGTGGCCTCAAGATCGGCGCGGCTGCGGAATCTCACCCGCTGGCTCACCTCGCCTTGCCGGATTTCGGTTTCGAGCGCGCCCGTGGCGAGCGCCGCTTCCAGCGCGTCGATCTGAACTTGCGTGGCCATGGTTCACCAACGGCTGTTCCACCGCTCGCCATCATCGGGCGGGCGACGATAGGGTTGCGGTTCGATTGCGGGCTCGGCAGCCGGGGCGGGGGCGGTGAACAGGTTCTGTTCGCGCGCCGCCTCCGGCGCTCCACGAAGCCGCGCGAGGGCTTTCCATTGCTCGTCCGTCGTGCCGGCCGTCAGGTGCTCGAAAAGCGCCATGTTGCCGACGCGGCAGTCGAAAAAATGGTTTCCCCGCATTTTCTCCCACTTCTTACCGGTGGAGACGCCTTTCAGCGTGATATCCACCAGCCTTTCGGCGGTGAGCTGCCGGAAATATTCCTCATCGGCCCAGGCCGGGAAGTGACAGAATCCATGCGGAATGTTCGCAAAATCCGATGCCACCCGCTCCTTGTTGAGCATGGTGTAGATCTGTGCCTTGAGCGGCCATGTGCCGATGGGCCAGAGCCGGCAACCCTGCCGGATTTTCTGGCCCGCGACGTCGATATCAACCAGTTTCGGCTGGCCGAGAGGCGGGCGAGCCCATCCATCTTCACCCTTGCCGGCGAAGACGAGATCGCGGCCCGTTTCGTGGTGCAGGGTCTGGTTCGAACGCACCCATTGCGCGACAATGTGTTGCCGATAGCCCGCATCCACGCCGAGCGCATCGAGCCGACGCTCGCCCCCGAAAGCATCGGGGAAGCGCCGGTCGATCGTCTCCGCGCGCAGGCGCTGGAAGACCGGATTAGCGTGGTTGTCCGTAGCCCCGCCGAGATATTGCGCATCCACGAGATAGGAACGCCGATCCGCCGTCCACGCCACGATCTCGAGCCAGATTCCGCGCATCTGCACATCGGCATAGGCCGTGAGGATGAGCCCATCACCAGGCACATGGCCGCGTTTCAGGTGCTCTTCGCGCCGGGCCAGCAGCTTTTCGTGATCGGGTGCATCGCCGCGATATTGAAACGGCAGGCCGAGCACGAGATTGTAGAAGCCCTTGAGGCCGATCTCGCTGTTCGATTGCTTCAAATAGTCGTTGGCGATGGCCTCATAGCTCATCATCAGCGATTCAAAGCCGCTGATGTGAAAACCGGGGTGCCGCACGCCATCCGGTGCGGTGGCGACCCATCTGGCGCCGTTTTCGGGCCGGAGCGCCACGCGCCGCTCGGCCTCGCTGATCTCGTGGCCACAACCCTCGCAGGAATAGCGTGAGCGATGCGGCGCGGCTTCATCGATGCGGCAATACTCGAAGCGCTGATATTGCAGCATGCCGCATTCCGGGCACGCGATGTGCCAGAAACGCTGATCAGAGCGCTTGAACGACCGATCAATGCGGCAATGACCGGGTTTTTCGCCCAGCGGGTCGCCAGTGTCATATTCCGGTGTCGAGATTTCGAGGATTTTCCAATCGCCCGAGGCGCGGAAGGCGGTGAATCGCCCGAAAAACAGATCCTCCGGGTCTTGCGCACCGGGAATGGGCTCCCATTTCGAAAGCTCGTCCTTCACGCCCTTTTTGACGGTCTTGGACGACAGATCCATCACCGAATTCGCGTTGCCGAGCCAGAGCCGGCCGCCGCGCGTGAAAACCTTCTCGTAGGTGGTGCTGCCAGCGCCCGACCGGCTGACCGTGGGCGCGATGAGATCGCGCTTCATGCGGCGCTGCATCGTATCGATCAGCGGCTGCAGCTTGCCCGAGTTCAGATCGCGCAGGGCATCGATGCCCGGCACGACATAGAGCATGTTCGCGGGCTCGCGATCGGCCACATAGAGCACCCAGGCAAGCGCCGCGATGGACGCGCCGGTCTGCTGGCTCTTGCGCACCGTGACAAGCTGGGAGGGGTGATCCTCCGAAAGACAATCGAGGATATCGACCAGATAGGGCGCGCCGGCCGGCGACCACATGGAACCCGCAAGCGGGCCATCTACCAGAACGATGTTCTTTGCCGCCCATTCGCTGACGCGCATGGGCGGTTTCGGCTTCAGGGCCTGGGCGAGGCGCGAACCGATAAGGCGCATCGCGGAGGGATGCGTCACGGTCATGCGGGGCTCCGGGTCAGGCTTTCAGTTCGATCTTGAGGCGATAGAGCGGGCGGAGGCCGTTGAGGCCTTGCGCGGCGCATCGGTCGGCCGCTTCACGCGGCCCCCATACAAAAATGCGGCGCGGCTGCGGGTTTTCGAACATTGCCGCATTCGGGCGTTCGTAGCGCGCCCGCCTGCCGCCATGACTGGATGGCTTGCGCGGCGGCATGCCGGGATAGACCACGGCATGGAAGACGCGGGCTTCGGCCATGCGGGGCTCCAAGTCTGGAAACTGGTTGCGCAAGCCGGATTCGAACCGGCGATCTGCTGGATATGAACCAACCGGGATGGCCGCTTCCCTATTGCGCTGTGATCGTTCAGACGAGGACATCATCCTCGGCGGCAATGGTGTCGTCTCGGGCCGGGGCCGCTTGCGCCAGCTGGGCGCAGGCCTCGGCGATGCGGGCGCGCATCTGTTCGTTGCAGCGTTTCGCAGCCATGCGCACGCCGTGCATGTCCTCACGCTGATAGGCGGCGATGAGATCATCCAGAAACGGCAGGATATCCACCTGCCGGGCGATTTCCTCGGCGAGCCGGCTTGCCGCCTCCTCGACGCGATCAACGCGCACAAGGGACTCGGCCTCTGCCGCGAGGCGCAATCGGGTGAGGCGCGTGGCCTCGACGATCTGCTCGCGCCGCGCGCCATCCAGCGTGGCATTCGTGGGAGGCGCGAAGGGCTCCGGCGGTGCCGGTTCATGCCGCTTGGTGCTGTCGCCGTGGATGTGCCGAAGCCGATCGAAGTTTTCGCGATCAACCTTCGCCACCCGGCC